TGGTCCAAAGCAAAAGTTTTTAGCACGTCTCCAACAAACTGGAAACCTTACTGGTAAGCAAGCTACACAGATTACCTTACCTAGAATATCATTTGAGATAACAAACTTTGCATATGATAGTACAAGAAAGGTTTCACCAACACAAACTATAAGGTATTCACCGCCAGAAACACAAGGTACTGCTGCAGTGAAGAAGGCATTTATGCCAGTACCTTATAATATAGATTTTGAATTAGCAATTCTTGCTAAGAATCAGGATGATGGTCTGCAAATTATTGAGCAGATCTTACCATATTTTCAACCAGTATTCAGTCTAACTATTAAGTTGGTACCTGAACTTGGTGATGTTAAAGACTTCCCAGTTGTATTAAACTCTTGTTCTTATGAAGATGATTACGAAGGTGACTATACAACGAGAAGAACTCTGATATATACAATGTCCTTTACCTGTAAGACATACTTATACGGTCCTGTCACATCTGCTGGAGGACTTATTAAGAAGGCTATTGTCGATACTGCAACCGACAGTAAGGTAACTGCTGCAAGAGAAGTCAGGTATACTGTTACACCTGATCCTGTTGATGCAGACCCAGATGATAACTTCGGATTTAATGAACTAACTAGTGATTTCCAGGATGGACTCTCAAGAAACCCAGTCACAGGAGTTGACGAATAAGTTTAAGGGTATGGAAGATGCTCTCGATATAGAAACATCTATTATACCTAAAGAAAAGACTGATATCGTTGATGTCGGACCAGACCCTAGCATCTTACAGAAGCAGGAACAGGTCAGCAAAGATTATGAGTACACTAGAGGCAATCTCTATTCTCTTATAGAGAAAGGACAGGAGGCTGTTGATGGTATTCTTGAAGTTGCTGGACAGACTGATTCACCTAGATCATATGAAGTTGCTGGTAACTTAATCAAGAACGTGGCAGATACCACGGATAAGTTAATAGATCTCCAAAAGAAAATGCAAGAACTTGAGGAGGGTCCAGCTAAAATCTCTGGTCCAGTTACAAATAATACTATGTTCGTTGGGAGCACAGCTGATCTTGCTAAATTTCTAAAGTCCCAACAGGATAAATAATCTAGTATAGGTAGGAAATCGATGTCAGTATTAAATGTATTAGATACGCAAACAATCAGTGCCTCAGGTTCTGGTTATATCAAAGTGAAGACGGGTACACTACGATGTTACTGCGCTGCAGCATCTAGTATTCAAGTTGACGCGGGTCCTGCTATCACACTTGCAGCTGGAGAAGCATTATTAATTTCTGCAGGTAAAGCAAAGCACTCCAAGATTGTTGGTGCAACTGATGCTAACGGTTCAGTAATAACCGTTGAAGGATATTCGAATGGTGGTCGCCACACATTTAGTGTTGGAGATTATGTAGAGACCCTAGACGGTGGAGATACTGATGGGTTTGTCGCTGCATATGAATCTGCTATTGCTGACGGAAAGAAAGTAACTGCTATTACTGCCACTACTATTACAACTGATATTGATTCATCTTCATCGTCAGGTGATTATGCATTATCTGCTGCTGATGCTACTGCTGGTAACATACCTGTAATTTCCAGAGTGGTTAAACTAACCGCAGGATCTGGAAGCGGTGGTGTTGTAGTAGAACAGGTACAAGTAGTGGGAGGCTGATATGCCAGACGCTAACGGTAAATCACCCACAGAAAATTTAACAATCAAACCGCAGAAGGAAAAGCGTCCTCCTGCTAGGGCAGCATCTAATAATGCAGCACCATCTAGTTCAAGTGCAAGATTGAATCTCATCCAGAAGAAGGGTGCGATGCTTGATAGAAGGCAGCTAATGTTAAATATTAAGAAAATTCAACAGCAAAGACTTAAGGTACAGCAAGCCCAGAAGGGGAATGATGTCAAGGGGGTGGATATGAACCTTCACACTCAGGGGTATAGTATGCTATCATTTGGGAAGTTCATCTCCGAAGGAGGACTAGCCAGAGCCGTAAGCAAATCCAAGACTCAAGTCACTGGTCACATTTCTGCTGACCGTGGTGACAGTGAGACCGAGAACCGCAAGAAACGAAAGGGTCTTGAGAAAGATCTTAAGAAGAAGGGTATTGGTTACAAGAAGAGTGTTGGAAAGTATAAGTACGATGATGGCAAACAGGGCAGTGAAGTATCGTATCATACCACTCCTGGTAAGGGAATGTCAAAGCGTAAGCACGGCAAACTCATTCGTAGGTTTGGTAGAAAACACGGACAGGAATCTGTTATCACAAAAGATAAGGACAAACCTGCACGCTTACACGATACTCAGTCCAAGAAACCTGGTTCATCTTACAATATAGGTAAGACAAAAGCAGGTCAGCATCCTAGAGGAGATGGTGAAACTACTGACAATAAAGTCAGAAGTGCTAAACATCCTAAAAACACTAAGAAAAGGAGCTTTCATTATGACAACTGAGTGGGACGATTCCAATTGGAGAGAAGAGTATAAAGGGTACACTAGCAGTAGGTACGAACTAGATCTTCTTGAGAATGGACCAAAGAGTCTCAGTCAGTCTTGGATGATGGGAGCACTCCATAATAAATGGAGGAAGATGAAAGGATATAAATACCCACAACCCCCTGATTGCAGTTCATCATTTGCCGAATGGAATCAGAAAGCAGAGGAATTGGCTAATGGCTAAACTGTTAGAAAGTGGACAGTATGAGTGTGTATACTGCGGTCTTAAGTCTCCAAAGAATCATTGGAACGCTAAGGCTTGGATAGATAAACACGAAAACAATTGTCCTAGACACCCAGACCACAACAAAGGAGCAGCTTAATGAAAAGTTTTTCACGGTACCTAGTAGACTCTAATCCTGAGGCAGTATTGACTGAGGAATGGGTACAATCAAGCATAGAAGTAGCTACTGATTTCTTTGTTGAAGAAGGTATAAACGAAGAAGGTATCGATCTCATCGTAGAAGAGATTGGACTAGAAGAATTTACTGACTTTGTAGTAAATCCTCCAACAGAATATCTTGAGGAAGCAGTAAGAGCAGCAAAGAGAGCAGCAGCAAATGCACCTTCATATGAGAAGGTTAAAGCAAAGGTTGATGCTGGTGATGCTGCACGTAAGACAGCAGGTAAAGGTGAGTATGCTAAGACCACTGCTGCCAAGAATAAGTATGGTGACGAAGACAATACAAATTATGAAGATGACGCACCTAAGAAAGCTGCTGTCAAGAAGGCTCCTGCTAAGAAGAAAGCTGCTACACAGAAGAAGGTTGTTGCTACTGTTAAGACAGTGAAAGCTAAGCAACCTAAGAAACCTGCTAAGAAAGAAGGTGTTCTAAGTAAGGTAACATCCTATGTTAAGAAGGGTGTTGAGAAGCATAACAAAGCAGTAGGAGATGCTAAAGCAGCATACAAGAAGCAACGTGCTAAGGGTAAAGCACCTGAGAAACGTGCTAAGGAATTTGCTAAAGGAGCAAAGGAAGGTGTCAAGGACACAGTATCATTTGCTAAGAAAGCATACAAAGCAGTATCAGGAAAATGAAGTCTTTTAAGGAGTTCATAGCAGAGAAAAAAGACTGCTGTAAGAAGTGTGGAAGCTATGACCATATTTCCACACAATGCCCTAAGAAGGAATAAATAATTGGGACACTCGAAAGATCGTAATGTCCCATTATACCGTTGGTTATCTTGACGATACCAGACACAGACAAGAGGTTTGTGTAACTGCCGAAGATTCCTTCGAAGCAAGAATGATTGCCGTAGAAGACGTTGAATATATTCACAATCACCCGCATAGCGTGTATAGTATTTTTAAGGAAGGAAACGATTACTCTTCCGTGCTATGATACTATGGTCGATTAACATTATGATTGGGATTCTCCTAATCGGTGTATCTATTTGTATCTACATAATTTTCAAGTATGATGATTGGTATCCTAATCCCGTTATTAGCGACCAGCCCCACTCAACTGGGGAACGAATGGCAGCAGAAGATCAGGGACTACCAGTCGGAGCAGAATAGGACACCAGTAGAACAGAGTATAAATAGTGCGATAGATAATTTGGAGCTAGATTATGGGAGCGATGACCCCCCCATCAAGGAAGAGTTGTTACAACTTCCGAGTGACGGAGATCAACAAGGTACTGGACGGAGACACGATAGATGTCACCATAGATCTTGGATTCGATTTATACAAGAAAGAACGGGTAAGAATTGCGGGAGTAGACACCCCAGAGAAGAGGACAAGGGATTTAGAAGAGAAAGCATTAGGAATTGATGCTACTAATTGGTTAAAGCAGAAGTTAGAAGATACTATTGCAGGTGATGGAGATGAACTTACAATCCGTACTGAACTTAAAGGTGGTATGGGTAAGTATGGTAGACTCCTTGGCTGGTTGTATATTAATGAGGAATTAGTTTCTTTGAATGAACAGATGATCGAAGAAGGATATGCTTGGGCATATGATGGAGGTACAAAGCAAAAAGATTTTCAAGAGTTAAGAGATATTAGATACGAACTAGGTACACTACCTCCACCACCAGACATCGATGATGTCATAGAACCTAGTGTAGGTGATCCACTTCCTGAGTTGGGACACGGAACTACAACTGATCAAATTGCAGGACCATTCTAATTTATGGCTGAGAATCAGATATATCTTGGCAATCCTAATCTAAAGAAGGCAAATGTTTCTACGAACTTCACACCTAAACAGGTAGAAGAGTTCATTAAATGTAGTAAAGATCCTGTCTACTTTATTAAGAAGTATATTAAGATTGTTTCTCTAGATGAGGGTGTCATACCGTTTGATCTGTATGACTTCCAAGAAGAGATGGTGGATCGGTTTCACAATAACCGATTCAATATTGCTAAGCTTCCACGACAGTCTGGTAAGTCCACTGTTGTTACATCATATTTACTTTGGTATGTCATCTTCAACGGAAACGTCAACGTCGCAATCCTCGCAAACAAAGCAGCCACTGCAAGAGAAATGTTGGGACGCTTACAACTTTCTTATGAGAATCTTCCTAAATGGATGCAACAAGGTATTATTGGCTGGAACAAAGGGTCAGTGGAATTGGAGAACGGAAGCCGTCTCTTGGCTGCAAGTACTAGTGCTTCTGCTGTTAGGGGTATGTCCTTTAACATTATATTTTTGGACGAATTCGCGTTTGTTCCGAACAATATTGCTGAGCAGTTTTTCAGTTCTGTCTATCCTACTATATCTTCTGGTAAGTCAACTAAAGTTATTATCATATCTACCCCACACGGGATGAATATGTATTACAAGCTCTGGCACGATGCAGAGCGTGGTAAGAATGAGTATATTAATACAGAGGTACACTGGAGTCAGGTACCAGGAAGAGATGAGGAATGGAAGAAGACAACTATTGCCAACACATCTGAACAGCAGTTCAGAGTTGAGTTTGAGTGTGAGTTCTTAGGATCTGTTGATACTTTAGTATCTGCATCTAAGCTAAGAGTTATGACATACGAAGATCCAGTACATTCTAGTAAAGGATTGGACGTGTATGTATCACCAGTACCAGAACATAATTACACAATCACGGTTGATGTAGCACGTGGTATAGGTGGAGACTTTTCAGCCTTCTGTGTATTTGATACAACCACGGTACCTTATAAATTAGTTGCCAAGTATAGGAACGCAGATGTTAAACCTATGTTGTTCCCAGATATAATTGTGGATACTGCCAAGGGATATAACCACGCATATATTATGGTTGAGGTTAATGACGTTGGTGCACAGGTAGCAGACATCATCCAGTACGATTTAGAATATGATAATTTACTAATGTGTGCTATGAGAGGACGTGCTGGTCAGGTAGTAGGTCAAGGTTTCTCAGGTGGTAAGGTACAATTAGGTGTCAAGATGAGTTCTGCTGTTAAGAAATTAGGTTGTTCTAATCTAAAACAGCTAGTTGAAGATGATAAGATATTAATAAATGACTATGATGTGATTGCAGAATTAACAACTTTTATACAGAAGGGACAGTCTTGGCAAGCAGAAGAAGGATGTAATGATGATTTAGCAATGTGTTTAGTTATGTTTGCGTGGCTAGCTGTATCTGAATACTTCAAAGAACTTCACGACAATGACGTGAGAGCAAGGATGTATGAAGAACAAAGAGAAGCAATAGAAGCAGATATGGCACCCTTCGGTTTCGTTGATGATGGAATGGAAGACACGTCATTTGTTGATGATGACGGAGATAGGTGGCACGCAGATGAGTATGGAGATCGAGCATTTATGTGGGAGTACCGCTAGTGGAACTAGAGTCTCAGTACGAGTTGGAACATTTATTATTGGTCAACCGTACTTGTAGAGTCTGTGGTGAAGAGAAAAGTTTACTAGATGACTTCTATCTGACACGTAAGGGTAGAGGTCCATTTCCGTCAGCTTACGCATATGAATGTAAGTTGTGTACTATTAAAAGAATTACATTCAACAGAAAGAAACATAAGAAGATACTTGAGAGGATTGAAGAAATATATCCTGACTGGTGATGTTCACGTTTTGTTTCCCCGTCTGAATAGTTGTAAACAATAAATAATTTCAGTCTAAGTTGAAAGCAATTTTCAGGAGAATAAGCAATGGCATCTACCCAATTATCACCAGGGGTCGTTGTACTTGAAAGAGATCTGACTACAGTGGCTAACGCCACACTAGATAATGTTGCAGCGGTAGTAGGTTCTTTTGAAAAAGGTCCCGTAAATAAGATAGTTGATATTACTTCTGAGAAGGAGTTATTGGCAGTCTTTGGTCGTCCAAACGATTACAATTACGAGTACTGGTACAATGCAGCTCAGTTCCTACTGTATGGTGGAACATTAAAAGTTATTAGATCAGATTCTACAGCGTTAAAGAACGCTATTGACACAGCACAATATACTAACACCCTTTTCTCAGGTTCAGATACGACTCTGACCGTTAAGGCTGCTACGGATATTGCGTCAAACGATTACCTCTTAATCGACGCTGAAATTATGACAGTTACTGCCATTAACGGTAATGACTTGTCAGTCCTAAGAGCACAGCTAAACACTGCAGGTACTACACACGCTGCTGGTGCTGCTATCACATTGATAGAAGACGCTGGTACTACCACTGATTTGAATCAGGGTGCTACCTTATCCGCAGGTGCAACTTCAGTTACGGTACAATCTGCAACTACATTAGCTGTACAGATAAACGATTACCTGAAAATTGAATCTGAGATAATCAGAGTTAGTGCAATTGCTGGTGATGTACTAACAGTTACAAGAGGTGAGTTGAATACAACTGCTTCTTCACACTCTGATGGTGTTGCTATCAACCGCTTAACCGTTACATCTGGTAAGACAGAAATTAATGAGCAAACATCAACTGGTGTTACCGCTCCTCTTATCCGTAACATAGAGCAATACGAATCAACAGTTGAAGGTGCTTCTAACAACTGGAAGTGGGGTGGAAGACATCCTGGTTTGTATGGTAATTCATTACGTGTTGTAATCACAGACGCTGGTGCTGATCAGATTCTGTCATTGAATCAACCAACCACTGCTGAGTGGGAATTCCAAACAACTGATTCAGTAGATTATGCCTTAGGCAACTCAACTGCTAAAGTTTATTCTTATACGACTGTAGTTACACTAGATGCAACTGCAATCAGCGGAGACTTCAATCTTAATGAGTATTGGAGAGCAGAAACAAATGCTAACTCACCTTCTGCGATTGACGTACAAGGTCAGGTATTAGCATACGATCCTGTTACTCGTAAGTTGGAATTAAGTATTGACTATACATTATCATCCGATGTTCTAGAGCCTGGCGATGCAGTCGCACTCTGGACTGCTGCTTCTGGTGGAGCCAGAACTGGTGATAAGGGTGTAGTTGAAAGTATAGAGCGTCAACTACGTGTTGTTCGTGACATCAATAAGGAGTTATTCGAGGCTAACTACACACTCGAAGATGACAACGCTACTCCTGGTACACCAAACGTACAAGTTATTGCAGTACGTTCTGACTACGAAGAGAGATTCTTCGGTGGTGGACAGAAGTGGATTAACGTAGCTCCTCGTCCTAGCACTTCACCTTGGGTCTCTGACCGTGCTGGACGTAATGACCAGATGCACATCCTTGTCTTAGACGGAGATGGCAAACTAACTGGTACTCCTGGATCAGTCATTGAGAAGTTCCTCTTTGTATCCAAAGCATCTGATGCTAAGGGTGTACAGGGTGAAACAGTATACTACAAGGATCTAATTAAAAACAATTCAAGATATATTTACTGGGGTTCACACGAAACAGGCAGCATCTTCGATATAGATGGTGGTGCTAATGGTTCGATTGGTCTCAGTGGTATCTCACGTGCATTCGACCTTCTCAAATTTAGCTCTCCCATTAAAACTAATGAGAGTGCTTCTTCTAGAGAAATTCCTGGTACTACCAACAACGCAACATTACGTTACGTCCTACAGGGCGGTGTTGATGGTTACACCCTAACACGTTCTGAGACTCTAGGTGCTTTTGATCTAGTTGCAGACAAAGAAACTATTGATGTGGACTACATCCTAATGGGTCCTTCAATGGCAGATGCTGCAGATACAACTGCTAAAGCACAAAAGATCATTGACATTGCAGCAACCCGTAAGGATTGTCTCGCATTCATTTCACCACCTCGTACAGATGTTATCGGCCAAACCGATACTAACGTTATTGTAAACCGTACAATCAATTTCTTTGATGGATTGAGCAGCACATCATATGCTGTATTT